AAATAATTAACTGGTTAGCGTTGCCATCTATACCGCCATAATTATTTAACTGGATAGGTATAAGAGGCGAACTCGTCCCAATGCCAACATTCCCGCTGCTGTCGATGCGCATGCGTTCTAAATTATTGGTTTTAAACACCATCGGCCCATTGTCAGCATTAACAAGTTGAGCCTCATCTCCATCATAGTTTTTAATAATAAACCCGTTTGTATTTCCATCTTCTTTCAAACGAATTTGTGCAGGGTCACTACCGCTTTGGACATCAAGGTTATAAGCTGGCGAACTCGTGCCAATGCCGACCCGATTATTTGAGGCATCAAGAAAAAGCGTTCCGCTGTCAAAGTTTAAATTGTTGGGAGTGGCAACCGTGTTTGCTTTAATCGTTAATGTATCGCTGGACTCATTACCAATTATAGTATTTCCATCAGCACTAAATAGACTATCATCTTCAACCGTTACACTAGATGTTGTAACAGTTAAAGCACCAGAGCCTAGAAAGCCTGTTATCTTATTGCCAATATAGCTCATTAAGTTATTTCCAGGTAGCTCATTGTTACATCAGCACTGCTAGCAGTATCTGATTCAACAATTACAACATCGGTAGGTTCAAGAACAACCTTTTGGTCACCCCCTACAACTACTAACGAACCACCTGCAGGCACTGGGGCGTTCTTAACTAAGTGAATCTTAGATGCCCCACCATCATTAATTTTAACATCCACAGCAATCTGTGAGTTAATAATATTAGCAACCGTTAACCCGATAATTGTTGTTGAGGTATTTGCTGGACATTCATAGACAGACACCTCAGCTGTGCCTACAGAGGATGCGGTAGATAATTTAAAAGAGTTAGCCATGTCAATATTATACCCTAAAAGTTAGCCCAATGCAATGGCAAAAGCCACGGCAGCAGCGGCTGCAGTCGCAATGGAAGTAGCCAGAGTTGCAGAGGTTGTAGCAAATGTAGATGATACACCTGCTATTCGTGTTTCTAATGTAGCCGAAGTTCCTACGCTTGCAGCTGCAATACCCGTAAGATTACTACCATTACCATAAAAATTTATACCAGTTACGTTGCCAGTAAAGTTAGCATTACCTGTTGAGTGGTCAATTTCAAAACGAGGAACAAAACTACCAAAGCTATTACTTGCTGTTCCAAGTTGAAATTTACCACCATTACTAATTAAAGATGAATTTAAATCTGTTGTGTCTGTTTCTGAAAAATTAACATAAGGATATGAAGATGATACTTGAAAGCCGTTTGCAGTATGCACTTGACCAGCAACAGAAATAGCAGAATCAAATGCTACATTACCAGTAAACGTGCCTCCAGATTTAGGCATTTGATTGCCAATACTTGTTGCCATTGTAGAAGACACTGCTGCAATTCTGGTTTCTAATGTAGCTGATGTGGCAGCACTTGCCTTTGTTTCTGCAAGGACTGACACTGCATTTATGCGAGTATTAACAGATGTAATAGCTGCGACATTAGCAGTAGCAATATTGTTAACAGAGGTAATAGCTGCCATGTTAATAGCAACAGTAGAGGCGTTAGCAGCAATAGATGTATTAGCCAAAGCAATTGCCTGTGCGTTAGCAGCGATAGCAGAAGCATTAACATCATTAACAATAGAACTAAGTGCGCTAACTACATTGTTAATAGATGTAATAGCATTAATGTTTGTTGTTATTTTTGTTTGTAAGGCTGCTGATACGGTTGCAATGCTTGTTGCCATTGTCGAGGATACTGTGGCAATACGTGTCTCAAGCGCAGCAGAAACATTAGAAATACTTGTTGCAAGTGTATTAGATACAGTAGCAATTCTTGTTTCAAGCGTAGCAGATGTACCAGCAAAGGTAGAGCTTACACCCGCAATACGACTTTCAAGAGCAGCTGACACATTGGCAATGCTTGTTGCCATTGTACTAGAAACATTTGCAATAGATGTTTGTAAGGCTACATTAGTACTTGACAAGGTAGCCGAAACCGTGTTAATATGACTTTCCAAAGTCGCAGAGGTTGAAGCAAAGGTAGAGCTTACACCTGCAATGCGAGTCTCTAGTGCTGCCGATACATTAGCAATACTAGTAGCCATAGTTGAACTAACTGTTGCCAAGCCTGCCGATGTAGCTACTGGCTCACCCGCTAGTGTAATATTAGTACCAGCAATATTAGTTGCACTTACCGTACCTGCACTAACAGTTGTAGCAAATAAATCACCAGTGCGTAGGCTGCTAACACTTACATCTTGGAATGTAAGATTAGTAGCATTCAACGTGCTAGTTGTAATACTTGTAGCTACGATATTTGTAGTTTGAAGATTAGAAGGTTGAAATGTTCCTGTAACTTTCAAGCTGCCTGCAATGCTTACATTGCCNGTAAANGCAGCAGAGGTTTGTGAAAGTTTTAGTGAAGAGTTATTGCCAGCACCGTCTTGAACCTTGCGCAGTGTTTCATCTATACCACTATTAGATGCACTAGAATTAATCTGCAACAAATCCTTATAGGTATTTGCAATCTTTTTACCTGTTAAGTCTGCCATCTATACTGTATTCCAATTCTTATCTAATAGTTCCCACTGATAAATAATCGTGTGTCGTTCAGTGGCATCTTCCCAGTTTATGTTCCTGTCAATATTAGGGTCAGGTCGTGCATTCATTACGAAGTTGCTTCTGTCCCGCATATCGGGTGTTCTATTCTGTGGATGGTCTACCCTGTTGTATGCCCCATCCCAGTCATCGGGACAGACCCACAAGTTATAGCTGTTCTTTCGAAGCCTGCTGCGAGGATAAGAAAAACCACATACATCACATTCTGCTTTAACATGTTTTCCTCTAGCCATTTATAACTCTGGTAGCCACGCCGACACAGGAACTGCCGAAACAAGTGAAGGTCGTTGTGGTCTAGCATCCCTAATGTTTTCATCATCGGTTACTCTGGCTATTCTGTTTTGGGGATGGTTGTGTCGGTCATACTTTCCTTCGTAGTCCATGTTACAAACCATCATACCATAGCTATTCTTTTTTAGTTCCCGTAAGGGATACCGAAAGCCACAGATGTCACAGAGTCCTAATGATTTAGTTGCTCCCATTACTTATAGTTCAGGCGGGGCGTAAGATATAAGCTTGCACGTTCTTTATCTTCCTCTTGCGCTCGTACCAGCCTTTCTTCGTACTCCGTCTTCAACATTTGGATTCTGCCCATATCGACACCTGGTCGCTTCATGGACATAAAGTATGCCGTACCTGCAGTAAGGCAGGGATAGAAACGGCGAGAGATGTCTGCAGTCTGCGAAGACCGTGAGACATCTTGAAAATATTTTACAGTTTCAAACTTAACTTTGTCTGTATTGTTTTCGGGTACAGGCCACAGATACACGACAGGATTATCACGCTCTCTGCGTACTGCGTATTGTGTCGGACGACCCGTCTGCCCTTTGCGTGGAATCTTGAGATACTCTTCCATGCTAATGCGTTCTAGCTGCAGGTCAGTATTGTCTCTATTAACCACCGCTTCAATTACGTCGATGTTATGTGCGTCTAGACTATAGGCTGTGACACTTGTTGCCACGGACACCGCCGTAGTATTAATTGTCCAAAGCTGAATACCACGGTTTTGCCAATCTTGCAGGAGCAAGTTTATAGAGCGGCGTGCAGAGCGAGGCTCTTCGCCTAGCGTAGGTTCGCCACCAATCATTTCCATTGCTTCTTGGATTACTTCATCAATATCCATTGAGAAACTATATGTACCTGATGTTGCCATTTAAGGCCTCCTTGCTGCTACTTTGTTGTTGCGACCAGTCTTCTTACGGCTTCCGCCTCTTGGACGTTTTGAGCCAGTAGTTTGTTTTTTAAGACCACCTACCTTTCTTCCAACCTTAGTAATTTGTTGACTGGTCGCTGCCCTACTTATCGCCATTGTCTTTAAGTTTTTTTTCTGNTCTTTCGACCAAGACCGAAAGTCTGCTTTTGACTTTTAGGAGGCCGTTTTTTACTGCCTGACTTACCTGCCCAAAAGACTTTATCAGCCCAGTAAGCAGCTGAAGTCTTGCCTTTAGCAATGTTCTTTCCATGCCGTGCTTTAAAGTTTTTACGAGCTTCTGGGCTGTAGTTGTGACCCATTCCTTGAGCGCCAAACCGAATGACTTTAACGTTTCCATTGTTTCCCCTTACGGCCACTACGGCCTTTTTGCTTGGATGATTAGGAGTTCTCTTGGGTTTGTTTAAACCAGATAGTCCTAGCTTCTTTAGTTTATTTTTTTCTGCGTCTGTGAGTGCCATTAGTATAACCTGTTATGTCCTGATATAGAACCGCCTTTTGCTGCCTTGCGAAACTTTGCAGTTTTCTTTGCTATAGCTTTAGGCTGCTTAACGAATTGCTTTCCCTGTTTGCTTCCTTTTCTTTTTGCTCTCGA